GATGCCCGTGTTCCCCCCTACCGTTACCCATCAGGAAAAATCGGTGAAGGTGGTACATGGGAAACCAGTGTTCTATGAACCGGAGAAGCTGGCCGACGCCCGGGCAAAGCTGAAAGCCCATCTTTTCGCCCATCGCCCGGAAAAGCCCCTGACAGGGCCGGTGCTGCTGAAAGTGGTGTGGAAGTTTCCGGCTGTGGGCAAGCACCGGGACGGCGACTGGCGGGACACTCGGCCGGACACCGACAACCTGCAAAAGCTGTTGAAGGATGTAATGACGGATGTGGGCTTTTGGAAGGATGACGCTCAGGTGTGCGCGGAGACCATCGGCAAGATCTGGGCAGACTGCCCGGGAATCTACATTTTGGCAGAGGAGCTTCAGCCGTGAAAAAACAACCTGTAAAAAAAGAGCCGCCGCCCGGATCACCCTTAGCCCGGGCAAAACAGCTGGACAAAATCGCCGGACAGCCCTCTCCCGATACTGCCGGTTTGCCGGAAAAGGAACGGCTGTATGTGGAAAAACTCCACGGGTATCTGGTGCGGTACTGGCACCGGGAAATCAGCGGCGAAGAGCTGGCGGCTCACCAGAATATGCTGGCGGCGCATCTGCTGTGTGAATCTCAGAAAAGCTATTATGCCCGTCTTTGGGCGAAGAAGGAGGCCGATCATGAAGATTGAGAAAGTAATCAAGCAGCTGGAAAGCATTTTAGACCATACACGCAGCATGGCAGCAAGTCCCGACGCGGACGATATCTGGAAAGAGGACATTGACGCGCTGGAATTTGCCATCACCGCCCTGCGCTCCATGTCGGAAACGACAAAACCCGGCTGGATCAGCGTCAAAGAAAGGCTGCCGGATGATGAAAAAGACGGCGAAACGGTACTGGCGATTGTTTCTGGAAAGCCTCACAAGAATATCACGTTGTGTCATGCACTTATGACGGCTGGATATTTTCCGGGAGAAGGCTGGGTAGTAAACGAATATCCCGAATGGGAAAATCCGATAATTACCCACTGGATGCCGCTGCCCGAGCCGCCGGAGGAGGGATAATATGAGCCTTGAGTATCCTTGTGTACATCACAAAAGCGGTATGTGCTATGTTAATCCGGAACATCCGGAACCTTGCTTATTTGGACCATGTGACAACGAAATATCATCGCGTGGGGATGAAATTAGGAGGATGAGCGACGAGGAACTATCGGAGATGCTGGTTATCGAAGTCAAAGGCCTTGAAGAATGCAGCCTGTTCCTTTCTGCCCCTACCGGAAGAATGTTTATTTTCAGAGCCGAGGCGGTAAGAATTACGCTCGAATGGCTCTGCCAACCCGCAAAGGAGGAATAAACCATGTCAAAAGATGAAATCGGACGCGGCGTAGGCTTTGACCGCATCCGCCGTATCACCGGCTATCTGGTGGGCACTACCGCGCGCTGGAACAACGCGAAGCGAGCAGAGGAACGGGATCGGGTGAAACATATCACCGTGCCGCAGCCCGTGGAACAGCCCGAAGAGCACGATAGCAGCGGACTGATTGAGGAATGAGCCATTCAAACTACACTTTGAATATCTGATGAGGAATTTGAAGGTTTGGAGGAATATCATGAACATCCAGAAAAAGATGATCCGGCAGCGGGCAGAAGAGCAGGCAGATCGTAAGGTGGGCGAATACTATGATGCCGGGATTATGCTGGGAATCAAATTCGCTGCTTTAGCTCTCAATCGCCGTTTTGGGTTTGGCAAAAAGCGCCTGACGGAGCTGCAAAAGGAAATCGATAGGCTGATTGATGAAATTGTGCAGGGAGCGCCGCAGATGACACCAGAATATCGGCAAAATCTGGAGCATGGAATCCAGAAGTTGGACAAGGCCGTCTCTCAAATCATGGAGGAATAGCCAAAAGGCCTAGCTACGCGCCTATTTGAGCCGCGAAAACAAATTCAGAGGGTAATTTAACCAGTAAAAAAACAAACGCTTATACAGCCTTGTAGAGCCTGCTTTAGAGGAGGAATGAAGATGTCCACCCCAGAGAATGAACTGAAAATCCGGTACCTGTCCCGCTATCGGCGAATGAGCAAACGGATTGACCGGCTGCTGGAAGAGCAGAGCCGATGGCGGGAGATGGCTTTGAAAATCACGCCGGTACTGTCCCAGACTCCGGGAGGGGGCGAAAGCGGAAGCCCCATCGAGCGGCCTATGGATAAGGTGCTGGAGATCGATGCGGAGATCAACCAGGAGATTGACGAGCTGCAAACCGTCCGGCAGGAAATCCGCGCCGCACTGAATCAGCTGGAAGACGAAAACCTGAAGCTGCTCATGGAATACCGGTACATAGACGGATTGACGTGGGAGCAGATCGCGGTAAAGATGCATTATGGATTCCAATGGGTATGTAAACTTCACGGAAGAGCACTTGCCAGCATTATCTTGAAAGAGGCGATAGAAAGCGATACTCACCCTGTGGTATGATGTACCCGGGAAAAGCTTTTGCTGATACCTCCTCAAGTTTCCACCCTGTGCCGTCGGGCTTCCCTTGGTTCCCCCGGCGGCAACTATGCGGCGGGCTGGCGCAACCCGGGATTCCAAGTTCGACTCTTGGCCGTCGCTCCAATTACAACTTCATTTGTACACTCCTTCACAAAGGCAGTCCGGGAAACCGGGCTGTTTTTGTTTGCACAGATTTGAGGTGATCGTTTTGACAGTGTGCCCGCTCAACGGGAGTTGTATTTATAACCACCGCACCGATACCGGTGTGGACTGCTGCGGGCGCTCTGCCTGTGCGTATCCAGGACTGCAAAAGCAGCAGCTGGCCGGAGGAATCGCTGAGCTGTTGGCGATTATCCGCCGCACTCCGGCACAGGAGGAAAAGCTCCAAAGGTACCGGCGATACTTCCGAGAACTGCATCACCGGGGCGGTGATCCGTAACCATGGCCAACGAGAAAAACCTGGTGCCGTTTGATGAACGAACAGAGAGCGAACAGAGAGAAATCGCTTCTGCCGGAGGGAAAGCCAGTGGAAAAGCCCGCCGCCGGAAAAAGAGCCTGAAACAAAAAATGCAGCTGCTCCTCTCCCTCCCTCCCACCGACAGCGACCGGACGGAACTTGCTGTTATGGGGATTGAACCCGAAGACATGGACAACGAGATGGTACTGGTAAAAGCCCTGTTTATTGCGGCTGCCGCGGGGAATACGAAAGCCTTTGACCGCATCCAGGATGTGCTGGGCCGGAGTGTTGCTCGGGAGGAGCTGGCCCTGAAAAAGCAGGAAGCGAAGCGAAGGGCGGCGGCCGGGACAGACACAGAAGACCGGATCGGAAGTTATTTGGATGCGCTGGCGGAGGTGCTGAAAGATGGCGATTGACCAGCTGTATCATCCAAAGCAGCAGGAGGTTCTGCGCCGGGCGCTGCATCATGACTACTTCATGCTCATCAACCACGGGGCCAAGCGCTCCGGGAAAACCATTGTGGACAACGACCTTTTCCTCTTTGAACTGCGACGAGCAAAACGGAACGCCGCTGCGGCTGGGATTCAGAATCCCCAGTACATTCTGGCGGCCTCTGATCTGGGCAGCATTCACCGAAATATCCTCAATGAGCTTTCCGGCAAATATGGATTGGAATTCCGCTTTGACAAATACAACCGATTTTCCCTGTTCGGTGTACAGGTGTGCTGTTTTGGACACAGCAAAATCAACGATTTGGGGCGGATTCGCGGCATGACCGCCTGGGGCGCTTACATTAACGAGGCCAGTGTGGCCAATGAAGCGGTATTCGATGAGATCAAGAGCCGCTGCTCCGGAGATGGCGCACGGCTGCTCATGGACACCAACCCCGACCGCCCCGATCACTGGCTGAAACGAGACTACATCGACAGGGCCGACGGCAAGACCATTGTGGAATACAGCTGGAAGCTGGATGACAACACCTTTCTCACAGACCGATACCGAGACAGCATCAAGGCCTCCACTCCGTCGGGAATGTTTTATGACCGGGCCATCAACGGAGCCTGGACCAGTGCCGACGGCATGGTGTACCCCGACTTTGACCAGAAAATCCACTACATCCCCTTTTCCCAGGTTCCTCTGGATAAGATTGTCCGCTGGTTTGTGGGGGTGGACTTCGGCTGGGAGCACTATGGCGCCTTTGTGCTCATAGGCAAAGCGGAGGACGGGCGCTATTATCTGGTGCAGGAATGGGCCGCCCAGCACCAGCATATCGACCGATGGGTGGAAATTGCCCGCTCCATCAAAGCGCAGCGGGGCGACATCCACTTTTACTGCGACGGCGCACGACCCGATTATGTACAGGAGCTCCGGAAAGCCGGGATTCAGGCCATTTACGCCCGAAAGGACGTGGTGGCGGGGATTTCGGAAGTGGCCAGCCTATACAAGCAGCGGCGGCTTTTCATTGTGCAGGAGAATGCGCCTCGTTTTGCTCAGGAAATTTATGGGTATGTGTGGAAGCCCGGCGCAGACGAACCGGTGAAGACCAACGACGACGTGCAGGACGCTGTCCGGTACGCCATTTACAGTGATTTACTCTATGGGAGGTGAAAATTTGCTGCCTGATTTTATCGCTTTGGAGCTGTACGGTCCTTATGGCCCCGACGTACTCCGAAAGCTGGGAAAGATCGAAACCTATTACCACATTTATGAACACGGTGCGCGGTTTGAAACAGAAACCAGCGGCGATTATACCCCTGCCCGGCTCCATTCTCATCTGATTAAGGAACTGATCCGCCGGGAAAGCCAGTTCCTTTTCGGGAAAACACCGGGCTTCCTGGTCTCCTGTCCGGAGGAAGCCAAGACCGACGGAAAGCGCCCCAACGAAGCCGCCATGCAAAAATATCTGGATACCGTTTTGAAAGAGAACCACATGGCGGACAAGCTCATCAAGGCTGCCCGGGACTGCGCAATCGGCGGGCGGGTGGCCCTGAAGGTGAACCTTTCGCCCGAAAGATGCAGCATCCTGTTTGTCCCGGCAGACGGCTTTGTCTACCAGACGGATATGGACGATGTGGATCAGCTGGAACGCATCACCTTTTTCTACACGGTGAAGGACGACGCAGACAAAGCCCGGCAGAAGATCTGGGTGCAGAAATACTGGATGGAAAACGGCCGGTGCATGGTGACGGAACGCTTTACCGACGGGTACGGCAAGACCCTTTCCTGGGACGGGGAGCGGGAAAACGCCGACACCGGGCTGGATAGGATTCCCGCCTTTGTCATCCTTAACGACGGCCTTTCCGGAGACACCGACGGCGAGAGTGAAGTAAAAGAGCTGATGGAGGACGACGCCTGGTATGGGCGTTTGAAGAGCGCCAACATCGACACCCTGCGCAAGGGCATGAATCAGATTGTCTGGATGAGTGGCGTCTCCCCGGACAGCAGCAAGACATTCCACTATGCCCCCGGCGCTTTGTGGGATATGAAAGGTGATCCGGCACAGGCTGGCGTTGGCAGCAACGCGGCACAGGTACAGGTGGGAACCATTGAAAACAGTTTCTCCTATGCCGGAGCCTATCAGGAAACGCTGGCCAATATCAAACGGGATATGCAGGACCTGCTGGGGGTGCCGGACTTGAATCTGGAAAGCACCCGCTCCCTGATTACCAGCGGCAAAGGGCTCAAAGCGCTGTATTGGCCGCTGATTTGCCGTTGCGAGGAAAAAATGAACGCCTGGCGGCCGGCGCTGGAATGGCTGGCGGAATTGCTGCTGGATGCAGCGGCGCTTTTCCCCGGTCTGCACCAATATGGGGAATTCACTCCGGCCTCTTATCAGATCACCATTGAAAACCAGTATCCGCTGCCGGAGGATGAAAACGACGAAAAGCAGCTTGACCTGTCCGAAGTGGCCAACCGTTCCCGCAGCGTGCGCTCCTACCTGATGAAATGGGGCGGCCCCGACTGCAAGGGACTGGACTCCGATGAAGCCGACACCGAACTGGCGCAGATTGTGAAAGAACAGAGGATGCTGGAGGATTCCTTTTCTGCGGAGGTTGAGTAATGTCCGGGCGGCTGGGAAACTATCTGGAACTGGTGCAGGCAGCCCGGAAGAAACGGCTGGAAATCACCCGCTCCCAGGAAAAGGAGCTGCGGGGGCTGTATGAGGAAATCGCCAGGGAACTGGAAAGCTCCCTGAAACGGTACAGCCCGAAAACCCTCACCTATCGCTGGCTGAAGGACTATTCCAAAACCCTGCGCCGGGAATCCAGAACCCTGCATCAGACAATCGAAAAGAAAGTCTCCTCTTCCCTGCTGCAAACCGCCGGGGCCGTTGCCGAAGCCGAGCAGAAATTCTATGCCAAAGCCTGTCCCATTCTTTCGGAGCGGTTCTCCCATGTGTTTTCCAGTATTCCGGCACAGGTTGCCGAAGAGCTGATGGGCGGCGGCATTTATCGGGAGTTTTCCGGACTGTCGGAGCGCATCTGGCAGTATGAGAAGCGGTTCAGCCGGGATATTCAGACTATCATCAGCCGGGGAATTCTGGCGCAAAAGCCCGCCTATGAGCTGGCAAAGGATCTGGAAGCCTATCTCCGGCCTGAAGCCAGAAAACCCTGGGACTGGGGCAAGGTATACCCCGGTGTTTCCCGTCAGGTGGACTACAGCGCCCAGCGGCTGGCCCGGACGGCTGTGACCCACGCCTACCAGCTTTCGCTGGAACGGGCCACCAAAGACAATCCCTTTGTGGAGGGCTACCGCTGGCACAGCAGTAACGGCGGGCGGGTATGCCCGCTCTGCCGGGAGCGGGACGGAAAGCTCTATGAAAAAGGCAACCTGCCTCTGGATCACCCCAACGGGATGTGCGTGGTCACAGCCGAGATTTCCAAAAGCTATGAGGAAATCGGCCGGGAATTAGGCGACTGGGCAGCGGGAAGGAATCAGGACCTGACGCTTGACAGGTGGCTGAATCCCGAGATTTTCAGCACAACCAGGGAATTTCAGAACCCGGATGGGAGCTTCAACCTGGAAAAAGCTATGGCAGCCTATCAGGATTTCTTGACAATCGTTCCCGAAAAGAATAGACTGTACTTGCAGCAGGCCTTTGAAACGGTAAATTATGAATCGCACAAATTGCCCAATGCACCTTTTGGTTATCTGGAAAGACATGATACCGTCTATTATGATGAGGGTAACCCGTATTTCTGGGACTTTGAATTTATACCGGCCAATACCCATGAGCTTTCTCACCGGATTGACGCAATGTTTGTTTCTTCCTGGGAAGATCAGGCTTTTTCAGAGGCGATTCAAAAGGCCAAAACGATCATTGACACCGATTCCGAAAAATTCACTTCCTTTTGCAGGAATGACCAAGAGGGATTTCTCTCGGATATTTGTGATGCCATTTGTGAAAGTGATTTCAAATTTCCAGCGTATCACGGAAAAGAATATTGGGCGGGAACCGGTTCGGCCGGGCGAAAAGAAAAAGAAATTTTTGCAAACCTCTTTTCTCTCGAAGCCTTTGGAGATCAGAAAAAACTGGATTTCTTCAAGACCAACTTCCCTGAAATCTGGGAAACGTTCTCTGAGTTTCTGCCGGATATGATATAAAAGGAGCTGAAAACCATGTATATTGCGCGAAGAGATATGGAAATCCTTTGTCAACAGGAAACCTTTGACCTGCGTACAGCCTATCAGGAAAAATTTCACGAAGATTTCAGACCTTTTAATTACGGGGATTTCCGTGGGGATGGGAGCCAGCCGGCAGCTGCAATCTATGTGGAAGCCCTTCGGGAGGCACTGAAAAAAGACGAGCCTACCCGATACGAAGGAGACCCTTGGGAATTTTTTGGTCACTGAAAAACATCATCCAACAACACCCGTACAGCAATGTGCGGGATTTTTTATATCCATTTTCAGGAGGAAAGCCTGTGAGTATCGTAATCAGCGACCAGCCCTATGCAAATTGGCTGGCGGAATCCCTGGGATATCTGGAGCGTCAGAATATTCGAAAACTGGTGCTGGTGGGAATTGATGAAACCAACCATGAAGTTGTCACCGGGTATTTTGAATGTACAGTTTCTGATAAAGCAGGTGTGGCCGCCGCTATACAGGCAGACGCCCTGTTCGATACGGTTCTGGCCAACGCCGACCGGATCGTCCGGCAGGCGGAAGAAATGGCCGAAAACGACAACACAGAAGAATAACGGAATCAAGCGCCTTTCGGGGCGCTTTTTTCATACAATTCTTTCCGGGCCGGCGGAGACTTAAACATACCGGCACACCGGGCGCAGCGGACGTGACTGCGGATTTAGAAATGAAACGTCATGAAATCACGGTGAAAAGGAGACTTTATGACCTTTGCAGACTATTTGAAACAGCTTTACGGGGACAAGGAATCCATGACCCTCTCGGAGCTCACCCAGGCCGCAGAATCCTGCAAAACCGCCAAGTTTGTGGATTTGAAGGAGGGCGGCTATGTGGATGAGGGCAAGTATACCGACGTTTCCGCCAAGCTGCTGGCCGCCAATAACACCATCAAAAACCTGCGGGACGCCGCAAAGAGCTTTGAAGGGGTGGACGTGGCAGACCTCCAGCGCCAGCTGGACGAAGAAAAAGCCGGCCGGAAAAAGGATCGCCAGGAGTGGAACCTGCGAGCGGCTCTTACGGGAGCGGGCTGTACAGATGTGGACTATTTGCTCTACAAACTGGGGGGAACGGTGGAGTATGAGGAAGACGGCAGCGTGAAAAACCAGGACGCCCTGCTGGAATCCTGCCGGAAAGACTATGCCGCCCAATTCCCGGCACAGCAGGCTATGGGCACCGGCGGCGCCGGGAACTTTGCCCGAAACCACGGCGGCTCCGACCCCCAGCGCGCTCAGCTGGAAAAAGATGCAAACGACACGAACCTGCCGCTGGCTCAACGAATTTTTGCCCGGGAACAGCTGGCAGCAATGGACAACAGAAAGGATGAATGATTATGGCAAATGTAACCGGACAGGGTACCCTTTGGAACCTGCCCAACTATGCAGGCGACCTGTTTACCGCAGACCTTGTGAACACCCCGTTCCTCACCGCCATCGGCGGGCTGACCGGCGGGATGCAGCCCGACAACTTTGAATCCCCCACTGCCAGCCAGTATTCCCTGCCGGAAGCCAAGCAGCCCGCCATCACCGAGACCGCTTCCCTTACGGCTCCGGCAGCTACCGGCATCGTGCGGACCCAGAACACCAACGTGACCCAGATTTTCCAGGAGAAAGTTTCCATTTCCTATGTGAAGATGTCCAACTCCAAGCGCATGAGCGGGTTGAACACCGCCGGACAGCAGAACAATGTCCCCGATGAAAAGTCCTGGCAGATCGCAAAGGCGCTGGAAAAGATCGCCCGGGATGTGGAATACACCTTCCTCAACGGCGTGTATGCCAAAGCTACTTCTGCCGATGTCGCCAACAAGACCCGGGGCATGATCGCCCTGTGCTCCGACGGCAACACCATCGCCGCAGGCGGTAAGGCCCTCACCAAGGCCAATTTGCAGGCGCTGTTCAAAAAGATGTACGACGCCGGCGCCATTTTTAAGAATATGGTGCTGTGGGTGGGTTCTACCCAGAAGCAGATCATCACGGACCTGTACAGCTATGCCCCCACTGACCGCAACCTGGGCGGTACCAATATCAAGCAGCTGGAAACGGATTTCGGCAACATCGGTATTGCCCTGAACCGATTTATGCCTCAGGATACGGTGCTGGCAGCGGAAATGTCCGTGATCGCCCCTGTATTCCAGCCGGTACCCGGCAAGGGCAACTTTTTCTATGAGGCGCTGTCCAAGACCGGCGCTTCCGAGGACGGCCAGATTTTCGGCCAGATCGGCCTGGACCATGGCCCCAAGTTCATGCATGGCACCATCACCGGCCTGACCACCGGCGCATAAGGAGGCGGGCTTATGGAACTGACGGCTGAATATATCCAGTCCCTTTCCGGGCTGTCTCCCGAGCTGCGGGAGGTGCTTTGCGCCATAGTGGAAAAGCTGGCGGAGCTGGAAGCAGCAGCTGCCGGCTAAAAAGGAGGGCAAAAAGATGGAACCTCTTGAAGAATTGCGGCTTCTTTGCCGGGAAAGGCAAGTGCCTTTTTTTGAGAACGACGAACTTCTTTACCAGTTGGAAAAAGCCGACGGGGACGTCGCTCTCGCAGCCTACCGCTGCCTGCTCATCAAGGCGGAAAACAGCACGGTACAGGTTTCCGGCCTGACACTGGCGGACACCTCCGCTTACTGGCTGCGCCTTGCGGCCGCTGTGCGTCCCTCCGGCTCCTGTATTGTGCAGGGAGGGTAATCCCATGGGACAGATTCAAGACGCTTATACGCTCTCTCAGGCCATCAAATATCATGGCCGGAAGTTTACTGTGACGCGGCCCGTGCTGAATGAATTCAAGGAGCCTGCTGGGGAAGAACCGGTGGGCTCTTTTCGCGGGCTGTTCCACGTTTCCACCGGATATCTGGATATTTCTCTCACCGAGGCCGCAAAGGTCAGCACCCGCAGGCAGCCGCAGCTGATACTCCTGTACACAGACAAGATTCACAAGGAAGACCGGGTGGAGCTGAATGGAAAAACCTATACCGTGACCGGCGTGGACGATGTGGGAAACCGGCAGCTCTGCACCGAGCTTTCTCTGCGGGAAGAAGGATGAAGCATGATCGATTTTTCGGAACTGTATGACGCACTGGAAAAGCTGCCGGACCGGCTGGAAAAGGCAATCATGGCTTATGGCGAGACATCCGCCCAAAAGCTGCGGACGCTGGCGGTAACGAACCGACCCTGGACAGACCGGACTGCACACGCCCGGCAGCGGCTCCATGGAGAATGTGAGTGGTACGACACCGGCATTCGTATTATTCTGGCACATGGGGTGGAATACGGCGTTTATCTGGAATTCGCCCATGAAAAGCAGTATGCCGTCATCTACCCCATTCTCCAGCGGGAGGCCGGAAATGTGATGCAGGGCCTCCGGAATCTTTTTGAGAGGATCGAGCTATGAACTGGCAGACGATTTTCCAGCACCTGCAAGAGCAGGGCTTTGATGTATACCCTTTGGGGCAGCACAAGGGCGTATGCATAGCTCCTTATATTGTGCTGCGCAATAACGGAACCACCCTGGGCAGAGGCGCCGAGCAGGCCCTGTATGAGCTGCTGCTCTATATGCCTGCGGACAGAATTTCCGGGTTTGAGGACTTTATCCGGGAAGTCAAGTTGGTCATGAACCAGCTGTACCCGGCACTGAAGCTGGTGATCCCGGAGGACATCCACTATCTGGACAAGGAAGTCCGGGGCTGCATGACCTCCCTGACCTATGGCGTGGTGAAAAAATCAGAAATCAATCAAGTGAAAGGATGATAGCAAATGGCAGGACCTAACAAGGGCACGGAAATGGCAGTCATTGACTGCTGTATGCTGGTGCTGACTACGGAAGACGAGTCCAAAAGCATCGGCATCACTTCCGGCACCAAGCTGGGAGTAGAACCCCAGATCGAGACCACCGACCCGGTAAAACTCATTATCAAGGGTGTTTTGAAGGGCCAGAAAAAGGGAAAGAACACCATCACCGGCCATAAACTCACCATCACCGATAACCTGACGATTTTGGAGCTGCTGGAGCTGCTGCAGGGCGGCACCCTGACCCGCGACCCGGAAAACCATAAAATCACCGGGTACAAGCCCCCGGTTGTGGGTGAGGCGTATACCCCCGTAAAGTGCAAGCTGGACGCCTATGCAGCCCAAATGGATGAGGGCGGCAATGTAATCCAGTATGAGAAAACCACCTATCCCGGATGCACCGGCCAGCCGGTGGGGCTTTCCTCTGAGGACGACGTGTTCCGTATCAACGAATACACCATCGACTCCGCTCCCGGCAATGGGGAATCCCCCTATGAAATCAGCTATGTGGAGGAGCTGCCGGTTCTGACGGAACAGAGCTTCGGCGCTTAATCAGGAGGGTAAGGCGATATGGCATTTCTTTCCGGTGAAAAACTCACCGAACTGGCACAGGGAACGGAGATCGAACTGCCGGGTTTTGCGGCAGAGGAAACCATTTCCGTCCGGCTGCGCCGTCCTTCCCTGATGCTGCTGGCGGCGGAGGGGAAAATTCCCAACACCCTGCTGGCATCGGTAGAGGATTTATTTGAAAAAGGGGACAAAAACACCGTCTCCTTCAAAGAGCGGGCGGAAATTTTCCGCATTGTAGCCATGGCTTCGCTGGTGTCCCCTTCCTGGGAGGAGCTGCAAAATGCAGGCGTGAATCTGACGGACTTGCAGCTGCTCTATATCTACAATTTTTCCCAGACGGGGGTAGACACTCTGCGCCGATTTCGTGAAAAGCAAAGAACTGAAAAGCTTTCTGGTCATGGCAAAGACGTACCGGCTGCGTCCCAGTGAGCTGCTGGGGGTGGAGGATTCCTATACCGCCTACTGCTTTGACGAGGCGTGCTTCTATTTTGAGGCACGCCTTGCTAGTGGGCAAAAACCGGTTTATGAATCAAAAGCACACAGTTTTTCGGAATTTTACGACGGGCTGCTGAAATGATTTTCCTTTCCGGAAGAATATGGGGATTTTGGTATTGTATAATCAAACCATCACTTGCAGAAGGAGATCATGTTATGAAAAAGTTTGGCTCTTTGGCGCTGGTTCTGTGTATGTGTTTGGCTTTCTTGATGGGGTGCAGTAGTACTGATTCATGGTCTATAGAAGATTTTTCCTTTTATGATGAGGATGGCCGGGAAGTTGAGTTTTTGGCTACGGCTGACTCTATACAGGACAGAATTTCACTAAGCGACATCAATGAGGAAAAAAGTGGAGATTATCAAACTTATCGCGGAGTAAAAATCGGTGACCGTGCAACAACAGCGCTCGAAAAGTATCCTCTTGATGATTTTTATTATGCTGTTGATTATTTTTGGGGAGACGGAACTTCTTCTAAGGATGAAGCGGAAGAGAAAGACGCTTCTTTCCATGAACAGTATCCAACATTTGCAGAAGCCCTCCAGCACGCGGACGAGTTATCTTCTGGATTAAATTTGTTTGCTTCCAAGCAATTTTATGCAGAAGAAAATAATATGAAGCCGTATGAAGTGAACAGTATGGGAAAGGTGGATGACCTCGATCTTAGTAAAGATAATTACGAAGTGACAATTATCATCCATGACTCCAAAATAAAAGACATTACTTTTGAGCTGATAAAAGGCGATGACAAATTTGCTACAAATGATGTCAGTACACTTCCATTGCAGCTTCCGCATAATAGTGATATCCATTTTGGTGATACCCGTAGCACAATTGAAAAACTGGTTGGAGAACTGATCGAAGATGACCCGCGCCTGCCTCACAGCGGTGGATTTACACAGCAAGACCAAGTTCAAATCGGAAATGCTTCCTTCTACGTTTCTTACTACTTCAGTAAAGATTCAGACCAGTTGGTTAATATCCGATATATAGGTGATAATGATCCATCTGTATTCACAGAGCTAAAAGAAACCTATAATAGCATTTATGGAGAAGCAGTGACAACGGATCTTTATGATGAAGGGGACGATCATCCATATTGGTCTGTTTCCGATGGGTCAGGGCAAGAAATAAATGCAGAAGCCTTTGTAAATTCTGATAGCGGGAAAATCGTTTCTTTTTGCAGCCTTTATGACGAATCCGAAGACTAAAAAATAAACATTTTCAAACCACGCTCCACCCGGGCGTGGTTTTCTTTTACCCATCTTTAGGAGGTGAGAACCATCGCAATCGATATGGGGGTGGCCAGAGGCCACATTGATCTGGATTTTGCATCCATGAAGCAGAGCGTTTCCTCTGCTGTACAGGAGCTGAAAAAACTGGAACGGCAGGATTCCCTGGTGGATTCCGAGCTCAATAAACTGCGGCAGACCGCGATCCTTACCGGGCAGGCGGTGGACGAGCAGGCCGAACAGGTAAAATTTCTTTCTTCTCAGCTGCAAAATGCCAAAACCCGGGCGGACACCTACAAAAAGGGCATGGAGGAAATGAAATCCACCATCGAGCGGGCCGCCCAGGAACAAAAGGATCTGACTGCCAAAATTCAAGAAAACCTGGAGGCCCAGAAAAAGACGGAAGATAGGCTGAAGACCCTGACACCGGCCTATCAGGATGCGCAAAAAGCCATCAAGGCCGCTGCTGATGAATACGGTACGGAAAGCGAAGAGTGCCAGAAAGCGGTACAAGAGCATGAGAAGGCTATAAAATCCTATGAAAATACCGCCCAAAAAGCGGACGAACTGCGCAACCAGTTGGTTCAGCTGGAAGGCAAACAAAAGCTGGCCAACACCGCCACGCAACAGGCAAGCGATCAGTTGGAAGAGTACCAGATCGCCCTAAATAACACGGAATCGGATATTATATCTCTGACAACTGAACTGAAAAATGCCGAAAGCAAAGTGATCGGCCTTGGAGACTCCCTAGAACTGGCCGGCGGAAAAATGACCTCCGCAGCGGACAAGGCCGGAAGCATCGGGACCAAGTTGACCTTGGGAGTAACTACTCCTATTATCGGCATTGGTACAGCGGCGGTCAACGCCGGAAATGACTTTGAAGCCCAGATGAGCCGTGTTTCCGCCATTGCCGGGGCCTATGGGGACGATCTGGAAAAGCTGCGAGATCTTGCGATTGAATTGGGCGCGGAAACTTCTTTTTCTGCGACAGAATCGGCAGAGGCTATGGAAAATCTGGCTTCTGCCGGTTTTAGTACGGAAGAAATTATAGAAGCTATGCCCGGTATGCTGAATTTGGCAGCTTCCTCTGGCGAAGACCTTGCTTCCAGTGCTGATATTGCTTCCTCGACACTTCGGGGATTTCAGCTGGAAGCTTCTGAAGCGGGTCATGTAGCGGATGTGCTGGCAAAAAATGCAGCAAACACGAACGCCGCCATTTCTGATACTGGCCTTGCGATGAAATATATCGCTCCTGTGGCCCAGTCGGTAGGCTGGTCTTTGGAAGAAGTTACCACCGCTATCGGCGTGATGGCAGATGCCGGCATTAAAGGCGAGCAGGCCGGTACTACTCTGCGGGGCGCTTTGACCCGTTTGATGAAGCCAACCAAAGATATGTATGAATCCATGGACGATTTAGGCATCAGCTTTTACGATGCTCAAGGCAAAATGAAGCCCCTTTCTACCATCGTGGACGAACTGCAAAAGAGCACCAAAGGCCTGACAGATGAACAACGTGACAACCATCTTGCAACCATTTTCGGCACCGAAGCTCTTTCCGGCATGAAAGTTCTGCTGGGTTCCAGCAAGGAAGAACTGGATCGGATGACCGATGGATTGAAAAACGCAGACGGTGCCGCAGAGAAAATGGCGGACACTATGCTGGACAATACCAAGGGAAGCATTGAGGAAATGAACGGTTCTCTGGAAACCGCCGGGATCACCATCCAGAAGCAGCTGGCCCCGTGGATTACCAAAGGTGCCAAAAAAGTTACAGAGCTGGCCAATAAATTTTCCGAACTGGATGAAAACACGCAAGGAACCATTATTACAATTGGTGGTATTGCAGCTGCATCCGGCCCGGTAATCAAAGGACTGTCCGGTGTGACAGGAGGTATCGGTAAGCTGGTAAAAGGGACTGGTGGCCTTATCAAGGATTTGGGTAAAATTTCTTCGGCTAAAAAAGCTGCGGAAGCTCTTGGGGCAGTTGGAGACTTTTCTGCAAAATCCGTGGATGGTGTGAGCGGGCTTTCCAAGGTGCTCTTCAACCTGGGTTCTCCTGCTGGAATCGCCGTGATGGCTACCGGTGCGGCGGTTGCGTTGGGGATTGGGATTCAGGCATTGTCAGAAGATGTAAAACGTGCCAATCTGGAAGAGCATTTCGGTGATATCACGCTCTCTGCTGAAGAAACCCAGGATATTGCAGAGCGCCTCACGACAAATGAATGGACTATGAAAATCGATGCTGTTATCGATGCCAAAGAGAAATTGTCTCAACTTGAAGCTGATATTCAATCCTCTGTTGATACAATGAATCAGATAGGTTGGATGGTTGAAGTTGGAATCGATTTAAGTGAAGACGAAAAGAAATCCTTTCAAAGTGCTGCAAAAGAATTTATAACATCCACTACATCTTATCTGAAACAACAGCAATATACTATATCCCTTGCGATTGATACCATCATAACCCCAGGTACTGAAGTCAATGAAAACATTTCTAAATTCACAACTGAATTTTATTCAAAAACATATTCGGAAGTCGAAAAGCTCGGCAAAGAATATGCAGATGTTGTTGACAAAGCTTTTGCCGATAACATTTTAACCGAAGATGAATATTTGAACATCGAAACAATTCGTCAACGGATGCAGGCTTTAACTGATAAAGCCGCCAGCTATGAATACACAGGTACGCTGAAAGCTCTTGAGTTACAAGCGGACCAGAGCAATATTAGTGTTGAAAGCTTCCAACAACTCCAAAAAGATATTGAAACCTCTTTACAGGAACGTATGGACCATGCAGAAGAGGCATTTTCTCTTGCGATTGGCCAAGTTGAGCTCGCCTTTGATGAAGGCGCAATCAGTCAGAAAGAACGCGAGGAATTTATTGACCAATTAACAATCGGATTCAATCGGGACAAAAGTGAAATCGTTTTGCAAGGCTTAGGCGTACAGGTTAGAACTATTCAAGCGAATTACAGTGATGCGGTGGGGCTTTTTAGTGAAGAATTTTCAAATTCGGTTAATGAGGCAATTAATAATCAAATCAACGCAAGCAAGGATAATCGTCGTTGGAACCGCTTGTGGAATGAATTAGAAGGTTCTTTATACAATATGGATGACAAAATTGAAGCAGCATCACCAGGAACGCAAAGAGCTATCCGGGATTTGCTTTCCGCTATGCAGCCTACAACCAAGGAGCTGGAAAAAATTGCTCAGTCATTTTATGATGCGGGAATGATTCCTCCTAAAAATGTTTCTGAAGGATTGCTGGATGTATACGAATTGGAAGTAATGTCGGGAAATACGGAACATATGTATGAAATTCTCGCCTCAGAAATCGCCAATTCTCCGAAAGCTCAGCAAGCTGTAAGAGAAGCTGTTAAAAAAGGAAATGATATACCGGAAGAACTGGCCACTGCCTTAAAAAACAATTATGGTTTGGTATATGATGCTCAATCCGGTATGTTTGACGAAATTGGAAAAGCCGTTCCGACCAAAGCGGAAGAAATTAAAAATCTTTTATCTGCTGTTGGAATAGACATTCCAAACAGGCTTGCCGAATCTATTGCAAAACAAGGTGGCTCCGTCGAAACAAAAACGCTTAATCTTTTAAGCAACATACAAACAGGAGTTTCTCTCAAACAAGATGAATTGTTTTCTGTTTTTACAAATCTGGGGATTTCTTTACCAGAATCCCTGATTTCCTCTCTGGCCGAGCAAAATCCAAACGTTCAGCAGCAGGCGATTGAGTTGTTTTCCCAAATTCAATATGCCGATGATGAAAAGAGGCCGGAACTGCTGGAGCAGATGCTGGAGCTGGGGCAAAAGGTGGACGAAAACCTGTGCAGCGGTATTGCCGAAAATCTGGTTTTAGTCGAGGATGAAGCGTCTGATATGATTTCGGTGTTGGATACCACTACAGGAAAGGAAATTACCCGGATTACTCCCGAATTTGCAAAAAAGCTGAAAAAAATGGGAAGTACGGGTTTTGATTCCATGGATGAAGCCATGAAAAGCGGGAAGCTGACAGCGCCGGAGGTTGACGAAATGGATACGAAACCGGTAAAAGACTGGAGACAAGATGCTCAAATTTATCTTTCTAATAACCCTTTAACGGCGGCAATTCAATCCGCAGCCCTTTTTGGAGCTCAAGCTGGAGTCAATGCTCTCTATTCAATTACTAAAAACGCCGATGGCGGAATCATTGAAAAGCAAACCCTCTCCTGGCTGGCAGAAGGCGACCAGCCGGAAGCGGTAATTCCTCTTTCTTCATCGAAACGAAGCCGGGGAATCGAGCTCTGGCAGCAGGCCGGTGAAGCGCTTGGCGTCATGGATGCCGCCCGAAATACCATGGCTGCTCAAAACCAAGGTGCAGGGGTAGGCAGCAATCCCCAGCAAGTAGCGGCTGCCCTGGCTGCGGAGCTGCGGAGAGCACCCATTGAGGTGAATCCTCAGTTTCATGTCAGTGCCGGGGATGTTTATCTGGATAAAGACCGGGTAGGCCACAGCTTGTCACCGGTAATCGATACCGAGTTGAGCCAAATTCAGGGAATCAGGAGGCGAGGCGGATGATTGCGGAAGAAATTACTTTTGGGGAACACGAACAGGAAGAATTTGGCCTATTGCCCAAGCAAGTGATTATCAACCCGCCGGAAGTCAAAACCTATCTGGTACCGGTTCCGGGGCGCAGCGGTTCTCTGGATTTTACGGAAGCGCTCACCGATGGCCAGCCGGCCTATTCCGACCGTCTGTTGACCATCACCATGTACTGCTTTGCAGAAGAGGAGCGGCTGCCGGAAATGGAATCCGCCTGCCGCAATGCACTGCACGGCAGGAAATTGAATATCATGCTGGATTGCGACCCCGGGTATTATTACCGGGGCCGTCTTTCTGTGGACTGGGTGTCTGAGGACAATATCGACATTGCCACCATCACCGCCACCTGCGACCCCTACAAATACAAACTCTCGCCCACCGTGAAGGAATTCGATGTGAGCGGGAGCCTGTCTGTCACTTTGCCCAACGACCGGATGCCCACGGTGCCCATGGTGACGACTGATGCGGAAATTACCATACAGTTTGGTGAAAGTACCATCGTCTTCCCTGCCGGTACCCGCAAGGCCCCGGCCTTGCTGCTGTTGGAGGGTGAAAACCAGCTGACCCTTACCGGCAGCGGACACATCAAATTTGAGTATCAGGAGGGGGCACTGTAATGTATCAGGTATATTGTGATGGCCAGCTGCTCCATGATCCCAGATTGCAGGAATATCAGCTGCTGTCCCCTTCCCTCTCCCTGGAACTCAACAAAACCGGCAGCTTCACCTTTACCCAGTACCCCAATCATCCTATGGCGGGGCTGGTGCAAAAGCTGAAATCGGTTATCGAAGTCAAAAAAGACGGGGTTGTCCTCTTCCGGGGACGGCCCCTTTCCAGTAAAGAGGGATTTTACCGCCAGCAGGACTACACCTGTGAGGGTGAGCTGGCTTTTCTGCTGGACAGCCGCGTCCGGCCCTTTGAAATGGCGGGCGGGGTAACGGAGCTTTTCACCTACCTTATCAATCAGCACAACGAACAGGTGGACGAAACCAAGCGGTTCCAGGTGGGAACGGTGACGGTTACCGATCCCAATGATTACATCAACCGGAGCAATGTAACCTATGAAACTACCTGGGACATTCTCAACACCCGGCTTCTGAACACGCTGGGCGGCTATCTGTGGGTGCGGCATGAAGCGGACGGGGTATATCTGGACTATTTGGCAGACTTCCCCTACATGAGCACCCAGCGGATTACCTTCGGGGAGAACCTGCTGGACTATGCCCGCACCCGGGACGGAAGTGAAATTGCCACCGCCCTGATTCCTCTGGGCGCCCGGCTGACCGATGCCGAAGGCAAACAGACTGAGGAGCGGCTCACCATTTCCGATGTAAACGACGGAAAGGATTATGTTTATGACCAGGCGGCCGTGGAGCAATACGGCTGGATTTTTGCCACGCAAAACTGGGACGATGTAACCCAGGCAGGCAACCTGAAGCAGAAGGGGCTGGACGCTCTACAGGAAAAAATCAAAACCGTGGACACCATCGAAATGACCGCTGCCGACCTTTCCCAAATGGACAAGAGCTTTGACGATTTCCGGATTGGCCAGTATGTATTTGTGGATTCCCCACCTCATGGCATGGACGGGGAAAAATTCCTGGTCACCAAAATGACCCTGAATCTCTCTGACCCCAGCCAGAACAAGCTGATCTTCGGCCGGGTGAAATCCAGCTTTACAGAAGAAACCAACCGGGATCATCAGACTGTGGGGGATTTAGTCAGCCGCACGGAAGCCATTGAGAGTGATTATGTAACCAATGACACGGTGACCAGTATTACCGAGGATGTCTGGACACGTATTGACCAGACCGCCGAAAGCATTATGAGTGAGGTAGGCAGCACCTATGTCACCAGTGAAGGTTTTGAAGAAAAGCTGAACACCCGATTCACCCAAACCGAGGAAGGTTGGGAGATGACTTTCAACCAGTTCCGGCAATGGGTGGAAGCCGAAAACGGCGAGACTCAGACCGCTTTTGAAGAGCTTCGGAAGTACATCCGATTTCTCGATGGCAACATCATTTTGGGAGATAGAAACAACGATTTACAGTGCATCATCACAAACACCAAGATTTCCTTTGAGCAGAACGGCACCGAGGTGGCCTACATCAGCAACAACAAGCTGTATATCACCAACGCCGAAGTGCTGGACCGGTTCACCGTGGGCAACCCCTCCAGTGGATATTTTGACTGGATTCCCCGTGCAAACGGCAATCTGGGCATGAAATGGAGGGCTGGATAATGGCCGAACTTGTCAAAAATTACAGCAACGGCTCTTCGATTAAAGTGGTGTATTCCTACACCCAGAACGTGAGCAAGAACCAAAGCACCGTTACCATGACCCTGTACGTCAAGCGTGACGCATATGGCCCCAGCTGGAACACCAAATGTGACGCCTATATCCAGCTGGACGGCTCCAAGGTCATGACCTATGACGGCAGCTTCAACATCGGCACCAGCTGGGTGAAAATTGGCTCCACCGTGAGCAAAACCGTCACCCATAACGCCGACGGCACCAAAACCATCAGTTTGAAGGGATTTTTCGACTCTCTGGGGCTGACCACCAAACTCACAGACCTGACGGTCACGGGGAATGTGACCCTGAAAACTATCCCCCGGGCCAGCAGCTTTTCCCTGTCTGCCAGTACGGTAACGGCAGGCAGCACCAGCATGACGGTGAATATTGACCGGGCTTCCGGCAGCTTTACCCATACGGTGCAGTGGAAGCTAGGCAGCCATACCAAAAACACCACCGGCGTGGGGTCTTCGGCTTCCTACACCATCCCGGAAAGCTGGCTGGACGCCATTCCCAACAGCACCAGCGGCACCGGTACGGTGACAGTCACCACCTACAACGGCAATACCAAAATCGGCAGCGCCAGCAAGAGCTTCACCGTCAAGGCGGCGTCAGACGTTGTGCCCAGCTTTACCGGCATTACCTTTACCCGGGTGGATGGGGACGTGCCCGCCGACTGGGGAATTTACGTCCGGACTAAAAGCAAGGTTACCGCCCAAATCACCGGCGCGGCGGGTGTGTATGGCAGCACTATCAAGAGCTATTCCATTTCCGGCGGCGGGGATTCGGGAACGGCGGGCCGCCCGGCCCCCCGGTTTTCTCAACCCCGCCGGAACCGTCACCTTCACCGCGAAAATCACCGACAGCCGGGGCAGGACGGCTACCAAAACCGCCAGCATTACCGTCACAGACTACGCGCCGCCGGTACTGTCCAGTGTGGCCGGATTCCGGTGTGACGCAGAAGGAACAGAACAGGACGACGGCAATTATATTTCTCTGACAGCCAATTTTTCCGGTTCCGTTCTGGACGGGAAAAACCCGGTGACAGGCGAATACCGGTACAAGGCCGAGGGCGGGGACTGGTCGGGCTTTTCGCCGCTGGTTTCCGGAGAACCGGCTGTTTTTGCCGCCACCGGCGATGCCACCTTTACGGTACAGGTGCAGGTCAGCGACACCTTTTCCAGCTTCACACAGAATATTGTGGTGAATTCCATCCGGTTCATTATGGACTTCAAAGCTGGCGGAACTGGCGTTTCTTTCGGTAAAGCTGCTGAATATGACGATATCCTTGAATCTGCATGGAGATTGATACTGCATCAAACAGGTGCTGACCAGATAATTTTGCAAAAGAAATCCGGAGAAGCAGGTAATGCCGTTAGGTTTACAGACCCGCTTTCAGAATTGCAGGATGACTGGAAAATAAGTCAATATGCAAGTGAACAAGGAACTTCAAATTCTTTGCGATTTATGACCAATTCCGGTTCGGATTCTCCTGACGATTATGCGTCTGCAATGATTTTGTACGCTGGCAAAACTGCTGAGTTTTTTGGAACAGTGAAAGCCAATTCTGATGTTGTGACTCCAAAAATCGGAATGAATGACAGAACTTATTTGGCATTCTATGATACAAATTACATGGAATTTGTTACCACTTTAGGGTCGGATGAAAAGAAATTTGAAATTCTTTGTGAGCAAGGTGGAGAACAACGCCCGATTTTTCGTCCAAAGGTAAATAGTGTAGGATGGTTAGGAACAGCAGGATACCGTTGGAATACCGGTTATTTTACCAACACCATCACCCAGAGCGACTTGAAGGATAAGGAAAACATCCGGGAGATTTCCGGGGCAAAAGGGTTTATCATGGCGTTGCAGCCCATCGCCTATACTCTGAAAGACGGAGACGGCGGCCGGTTTCACATGGGCTTCGGCGCACAGCAGGTGGCACAGGCCGCAGCGGAACACGGCATGGGGGATCTGGCGCTGTATCAGGCATCACGGATTGAAAAAGACGGCCGGGAAACCTACTACTCCCCGGAAACCCCGGACAAAGACTTACGCTGGGGGCTCAATTATCACGAATTTCTCGCACCTCTCATAGCATTGGTACAGGAGCAGGAAACCAGAATCCAACAGCTGGAAGAACAGCTGGACAAGATACAGAAAGGATGAACAAAATGGCAGAAATCAAAGGAATTGACGTAAGCACATGGAACGAGGTCAATGACTGGGCATCCGTGAAAAAGGCTGGAAACCAGTTCGCCATTGTCCGCGCAGGGTTTGGTAACACCACTACTCAGCAGGACAAAAAGTTCATAGAGCATATGAACGGGGCACTGGAGGCCGGGATGGCTGTGGGCGTATACTGGTTCAGTTACGCCCGGAGCGTGGATGAAGCGAGAAAAGAGGCTCAGGCTTGTTTGGAAGTCATTAAGCCTTATAAATCCAGAATTACATATCCGGTGTTTTTTGACTTTGAGTATGACAGTGAAGCATATGCTGAAGACGCTGGAGTAATCGTAAATGCGCGCTATGTAACTGACGTTACAAAAGCTTTCTGCGAAACCATCCGGAGCGCCGGGTATATTGCCGGGTACTACACCAATCAGGACTACTACAAAAACAAGCTGTATCCCGAAAAGCTGGCAGGCTATGATCTGTGGCTCGCAGATTACACCGGCGGCCCGGAGTATACATGTGCGATTCAGCAGTTCACCAGCACCGGCAAGGTGAACGGGATCAATGGTAACGTGGACCAGAACGTGTGCTTCAAGTCCTATTCTTCGAACAAGCCCTCCGATGGTAAAAAATACGGCACCTGCACTGGCGATGGTGTACGCATCAGGGCTGAGGCTCATACAGAAGCCAAAGTCCTGGGCGGTGCCAACAAAGGCGATAAACTGGAGCTGCTGGGCGATGACGGTTGGGGATGGTCCAAGGTCAAGGCCAACGGCGTCACCGGCTGGATGTACAACGATTATATCAACGGCGCCGGCCGCAGTAAGCCCAAGACAGTCCATTGCAGCGGCACCTATGTCAATCTCCGCAAGAGCCCCAGCACCAGTGCCAAGGTTGTTCGGCAGCTGAATCCGGGCGACAAGATCACGCTGGTGTCCATCAACCCTGACGGTTGGCTGGATGTAGATGGAGGGTATCTGTACTACGATAAAAGCTATCTGGAAATCAAATGAGGTGCTGCCCATGTCCGTTGAAATCATCGTCGCAGCCATGTCCTTGTGCGGCACTGCACTGGGCAGCCTGGCCGGAATTTTAACATCCAGCCGCCTAACCACCTACCGGATCGGCAAGCTGGAAGAGAAAGTAAACAAACACAATAACCTGATCGAGCGCATGGTGGCCGTGGAGCAATCCACCAAGTCAGCCCATCACCGCATCGATGAAATCAGAGAGGAGATCGAAAATCATGAAAATTAACTGGACTGTCCGACTGAAAAACAAGACCTTCTGGCTCACTGCCATCCCTGCCCTGCTCCTGCTGGGCAGCCAGATTCTGGCGCTGTTTGGCGTGATCTGGGACTACACTCCTCTGGCACAGCAGCTGTCTGCCATCACCGGCACCGTGTTCGGCCTGTTGGCCCTTCTGGGCGTGGTTAACGACCCCACCACAACCGGTGTTTCCGACAGCAGCCAGGCGTTGACTTATCAGAAGCCCAAAAAGAACTATGTGGAGCTGACAAAGAAATAACCCATAAATGCATGGCCGCCCCGCTCGGAGTTTTCCGGGTGGGGCGCTTTTCTTTTTGGAAAAATATGGTATGATGTAGAAAAAGACACAAGGATGTGCTGAATGTGGAATATAAAGAGAAATCACCCGCTCCTCTGGACAATGACGCCTTGACCCGGCTGATCTATCTCCACGACGATGAGATTACCCAGCTGCTTGTCCGGATTCGTCAGCTGGAGGAGCGGGTGCGGGTACTGGAAGGAGAAAGAAGCCTCAAAAATGAGGTGTAATAGAGGTGTAATAGAAATCTTTTTTGCAAAATCTAAGGAATTGTACAAAAAGAAAAACCGCATTGTTTTAGCACGAAAACGGCTTAACAATGCGGTCTGGCGGAGAAAGAGGGATTTGAACCCTCGCGCCGGTTACCCGACCTACTCCCTTAGCAGGGGTCACAAAAATACAGGAAACATCCCGTTTTTTGCG